GGGTGATTTGATATAATGACATTCATCAATTATAACCAAATCAAATTTTGACTTTTGGATTATTGTTTCTTCTTTTGATTTTAATGAATGAAAGTTTTTAATAATATCATAATTAATGATTACAAAGTCAGCAGAATCATCATATTTTTTTCCCTCACAAATATAAATTTCTTTGTTTGAATAATTTTCAATTTCTCTTTTCCAATTTTGTTTTAAACTTGCTGGACAAATAATTAAAGTCTTACTTGGTTTAGCCTCAATTGAGGAAATAATTGCTGAACTAGTTTTACCCAGTCCCATGTCATCAGCCAAAATAAACTTATCATTTTCAAGCAACTTTTGAATTGCATCCTTTTGATGTTCAAATGGCATTCTATGTGAATACTTTTCATAATCAACAACAACATTCTTATTTGTTTTATCCACAACAATTGCATCCTTTGGAATCCAATAAAGATTTAAGTTATCATTTTCAAAAAATCTACCAAAAATATGATACGATTTCTCCTTTTCAGCCAATAATTTCTCAACCCACATTTTCTCTGGGATTTTAACCAATAACTTATCATCAGCAATCATCTTTGCATAATAAGGATCCAATTCAACCCATTTTCTTGCAACCTTTGGTTTTGTTTCACTAAATGATGTAATATACTCAATCTGACTATCAGTCAATGAAAAATTTGGATTGTTTAAATATAAATAACGAATATTAATCAAATAATTATTACTTCCATTATAATTTTTCAACATTTCTAAAACCTCATCTTTTGTTATTTTTTTCTTTGCCATAAGTAATTTACATAAAATTAAATATAATAAAAATCAAACAAATTATCAATTTATTAACTACTATATATTTATATATTATAAATAAAAGTAATGGCAAAATTAGTTCCAATATCAAGGATTGGTAAGTTTTTTGGGGAAGAGGATTTTAATCTGGATATTGAGATGGGTATGGAGTATTTAGGTGGTGATTTAAATATGAGTGTCGTATTATATAGAATAGACAGAAAGAAGACAAAAAAAGATGATATATATGGTGAAGCACCAAAAGATGGAATTGTCTTTATGCCACCAGTTGAATTAAAAGGCGTTGTCCAAATTACCGAATCAACACTAAAACAACTTGGAAATTCCAAAGTTGAACAGAAAGAACCCGGGAATATGAAATTCTCATTTTACCAAAAGCAAATTGATGACCTAAATGTTGAACTATTAAAAGGTGATTATTTAGGTTATTATATTACAGAAGATAAAGTTAGATATTATTCTGTTATTGATGATGGTATTGTGAATATGGATAATAAACATACCTATGGCGGTTATAAACCATTCTACCGGACAGTTGTCGCAACATTTGTAAATAAAGACGAATTTAGAGGGTTATGAGAAAAATACATATAACAGAAGAACAATTAAAGAATATTGTTGAACTTGTAACAAAAACAAGAGTTATTTGTGACAAATGTGAATGGTCTTGGAAATTATCAGATGGTGGTGATGATCCTTATATTTGTCATAAATGTGGGCATAATAATGAAGAGAAATTAAAAAAATAATATGCCATTACCCAAAAAGATAAAAACAGATTTGGATATCACATATGATAAAACCCTTCTTGAAAGAAGAGAGGAATTATTAGATGATATAACCAAAAATGGAACTTATTTGCCAAAATCATTATTACATGATGACTTGGATAGGGGAATGCTTGATTTTGTTAAAAATGATTTGCAAATAACATCACAAGGAAAAATAATACAAACATTAGATAGAATAGTTAGCACACAGAATTGGTCGCAATATACTGAAACATGGACATTTATTGATGAAGATAATAATCCTGTTCCACCATTTATCACATTGGTTAGAATGAATGATTCTAAATATGGAACAAATCCAGCAACACAATATACTATACCAAATAGAAAACCCTTTTATTTTGCAAGCGTACCAACATGGGATGGACAAAGAAATGGATTTGATATTTATTCAATTCCACAACCAGTACCAATTGATTTAAATTTTAGTGTTAAAATAATTACAAATAGAATTAGAGATTTGAATAAATTCAATACAAAAGTATTGCAAAAATTCTCATCAAGGCAAGCATACGCAACAATTAATGGGCATTATATACCAATCATTTCAACCAATATAACAGATGAATCTCAAATTAATACTGATAGCAGAAAATTCTATATTCAATCCTATGATTTCACAATGTTGGGATTTTTAATTGATGAAGAAGAATTTGAGGTGAAACCAGCAATAAATAGAATTAGCCAAGTATTTGAAACAGAATTACAAAATCAAGTACCAAATGTACAGATAATTGAAACAATACCAATAAATGATTTAACTTATGAGATAATTTAATATGGCATCAGCATTAAGGATAACAAGTCTAAATTTAAGTGGAGAAATTGTTTTTGTAACATTATTACAAAACAATATCACTTATAATATTGGCGAAAATGTTATTCCTTTTGATGTTTATGCAAGACCTCAAACAGGTAAATTAAGTGGAGTATATACACTATATGTTCCAAAATATCTTACAAATTATGAAATAATTGTTCCAGAAGTAGTTGATGCAACACCAACAAATACGCCAACCAAGACAGTAACACCTTCAATTACACCAACAATAACAGTAACACCTTCAATTACAGCAACAAATACACCAACTAACACAATCACACCTACTAACACAATTACTCCAACAATAACCGCAACAATAACACCATCAATAACTATAACACCTACCAACACCATAACACCAACTCAAACTATAACACCAACTAATACAATTACACCAACATCTAGTATAACACCAAGTGTCACTATTACTCCAACGGTAACATCAACAAGTGGTTTGAATATATCATCAACACCAACACAAACTATTACCCCTACTAACACAATTACCCCTACCAATACTATAACCCCAACGAATAGTATTACCCCTACTAATACAGTTACACCTACAAACACTATAACTCCTACCAATACCATAACCCCAACTAACACAATCACACCTTCAGTTACAAAAACACCAGGAGCATCTGCTGATGCTACACCAACAATAACTCCAACTAACACAATTACCCCTACCAATACCGTAACCCCTACTAACACAATTACCCCTACTAACACAATTACCCCTACCAACACAATAACACCTACTAATACAATTACACCTACTAACACAAATACACCAACAGAAACCCCAACTAACACAATCACACCTTCAATTACAAAAACACCAGGAGCATCACCAGATGCTACGCCAACTATAACACCAACCAATACAATTACCCCTACCAACACAATAACTCCAACTAATACAATTACTCCTACCAACACAATTACACCATCAGAAACACCAACTCAAACCATAACACCTACTAACACCATAACCCCTACTAATACCATAACACCTACCAATACAATTACACCAACAGAAACACCAACTCAAACTATAACACCTACCAACACAATTACACCAACAAGAACCATAACACCAAGTATAACCCCAACCAATACCATAACACCAACAAATACTATAACACCAACAAATACAATCACACCATCAGAAACACCAACTCAAACTATAACTCCAACTAACACAATCACACCTACAAACACAATAACACCATCCGAAACCCCAACAAATAGTATAACCCCTACCAACACAATAACGCCAACGAATACAATTACACCAACAAACACTATAACACCAAGCAATACAATTACACCTACCATAACACCAACTCAAACTATAACACCAACTAACACCATAACACCAAGCAATACAATTACACCTACCATAACGCCAACTCAAACTATAACACCAACTAACACCATAACACCAAGCAATACAATTACACCAACCATAACACCAACAAATAGCATAACCCCAACTAACACAATTACACCAACCATAACACCAACTAATACAGTTACACCTACAAATACTATCACACCAACTAACACTATAACACCAACCAATACACCTACCAACACAATAACTCCAACAAGAACAGTTACACCAAGTATAACACCTACAAATAGCATAACACCAACAAGAACAGTTACACCAACAATACCAACTATTCAAGTTGATTACCTTGTGGTTGCTGGTGGTGGTGGAGGTGCTCATGGAAATGGCGGTGGTGGTGGTGGCGCTGGTGGTTATCGTGAAATACTAACAAGTAGTTTATTATTTAATACACCTTATTCAATTATAGTTGGTGCTGGTGGTAATGGTCAAGTTTTTGGAGGACTTAGTACAAATGGTAGTGACAGTAAATTTAATTTAATAACATCAACTGGTGGAGGTAAAGCTAATTATAATCTTAATGCCAATGATGGTGGTTCTGGAGGTGGCGGTTGGTTTGGTCGAACCGTTGGACTCGGAAATACACCAAGTACATCTCCTTCGCAAGGTAATAATGGTGGTTATGCGGGTATTGGTAATGCTGGTTTTGCTATTGGCGGCGGTGGTGGTGGCGCTAATGCAGTTGGGTCAGATGCAGTAAGCAATGGAGGTAATGGTGGTAATGGAAAATTATCAACAATTACTAGTATAACATACGCTGGAGGCGGTGGCGGTGGTGGTGATATAAGAAATGTTACACACGCTAATTCTATTGGTGGTACTGGCGGTGGAGGTGCTGGTAGAGCTACTATTTCTGGAGCAGATGGAACCACAAATAGTGGTGGTGGTGGTGGTGGTGGTGGTTATGATAATACTACTCAGCATTCTGGCGGTAATGGTGGATCAGGAGTTGTTATATTAAAAATACCTGATTCAAGAACAGCTACCTTTACTGCTGGAGTAACAGGAATAACACCAGTAATATCGGGAGGATTTAAAGTTTATACAATAACTGCAACATCTAATACATTACAAACAGTAACATTTACATAATATGGCACATTTTGCAAGAATAAAAGATGGATTTGTTGATTTTGTTGTGGTTGGTCGCGACGAAGATGAAAATAATGAGCATTTGTTAGCGCATAATGAATGGATATATAAACGTACATCTTACAACACGCGTGGCGGCATCCATTACACAAATGGTGAACCAAGCCAAGACCAAAACAAATCATTTAGAAAAAACTATGCTGGAATAGGATATTATTACGATAGCATTCGGGATGCTTTTATCCCCCCAAAACCTTTTCCTTCTTGGACATTGAACGAACAAAGTTGCCTATGGCAATCTCCAATACCCTATCCAAATGATGGTAAAATGTACCAATGGAATGAGGAAATATTAAATTGGGAATTAATAAATAATTAATATGGGCAAACAAGAACTTATCCATGACAACATTTAGGAATGGTGATAATACCCCCCTACTTCACGCAAGAATCCATTGATGAAAATTTATGCAAATATGTATTTTTATTTTCAGGAAATGAGTTTGGCAAAGGTGGTATGTGGAAAAAAGATGGTTTTCCAATTAGATTAATAAAGGAGTAATAGTTTTTGATTATTTTTTAGATATTTATATGAATAAATAAAAAATAATAATGGCAAATCAAAAAGTATTCGTATCCCCTGGTGTATATACTTCTGAAACAGATTTAAGTTTTGTTTCTCAGAGTATTGGTGTAACCACATTGGGAATGGTCGGTGAGACTATTAAAGGCCCCGCATTTGAGCCTATCTTTATCACAAGTTATGATGAATTTCAAACTTTTTTTGGTGGTACATCACCTGAAAAGTATATTAACACACAAATACCAAAATATGAATCAGCATATATTGCAAAATCATATTTGCAACAATCAAATCAGTTGTATGTTACAAGAGTATTGGGATTATCTGGTTATGATGCTGGCCCATCATGGTCAATAACAACCATTGCAAATGTGAATAATTCAACTATTGGGTTGACAGGAACAACTGGTGTTGGTCCAACATTTTCCATTTCATTTACAGGAACAAGTGGAACAACTGGAACATTTGTTATAACGAGTGGAACATATCCAAATGGTGTAAGTCTTACAACATTCTCATCTGACACTTATACAAATAGCACAGGTGCAGTATCAACTTTCTATGATGATTTGAAGACATTTGCAAATAATGTGGCAGGCTCAAACACCTTAACAGGTGAGACATCAACTTATGGTTCATTGCCAGTACCTGTGTATAATTCAATTACAGGTTCAACACAATCAGGATTAACAAGTTATAACTACTTTGGAACAACAGTTGCATTAAATTCAAATGGAACACCAGTTGATGAAAATGATGTTTGGAATTATGCAACATTCACAAATGAACCGAACACTAATAATTATAATGGCTATTCTTTCTATTATAACACATCTGCTTGGAATCAAGTTGCTGGGTCATTCACAGGAACAGTTACAGGAAACACTTATGTATTCTCTGGAACAGCCTATACAGGTTATAGTGATATGGTTGTTGCAACAGTTAGGTCAAGAGGTATAACAAGTTATACCTCCACAAATCATGGTCAGATTTATAGTTTAAGTGCTAATACATTAACAATTGATGGAACAAATAGCACAACAATGAGTGGTGATCCCTTTGGAAATTTTGTTTTAAGTGGGAATACAACAGGCAATTCAAACTTTACATTTAATGTTTCATTAAAACCAACAAATTCAAATTACATAACAAATGTATTGGGAACGGATAATTTTGGTAAGGATAGAAATGATGTGCCAATTTTTGTTGAGGAGCATTATCCAACTTTATTGAATCAAGCATATAAACTTGGTTATATTAGAGGTTTGAAAACAAGTTTGACCTATTTACCATCAGCAAGAACAGGAGGATCAACTTCTATTGGATGGTATCTTGAGAAATATCAATCCCCAAAGACACCATTTGTGGTTTCTGAATTGAGAGGAAATAAAGTTTATAACCTATTCAAGTTTATTTCAATTTCTGATGGAAGCAATGCCAATACTGAAGCAAAAGTTTCAATCATAAATATGTCATTCAAGAATAGAACATTTGATGTATTGGTTAGAAGTTATTATGATTCAGATATTGCACCAGTTGTATTGGAGAAATATACAAATTGTACTTTGGATGAAACACAAAATAGTTTCATAGGCAAGAAGATTGGAACAAGTGATGGCAAATATAATTTAATTTCAAAATATATTATGCTTGAAATGGGAGATGAATTTCCATCAGATGCAATCCCTTGTGGATTTATGGGATATCCCCACAGAAAGTACGGAACAAAATTATCACCAACTGTTTTATATAAGACAAAATATTATTTCAATAATGAGGTGGTTAATAATGAACCTTTTGCAGCATCAAATGCTGTTCCTGCTGATAATGTTAAAAGAACTTATCTTGGGTTTTCAACAAGTTATGGATATGACAATTCATTATTGGGTTATAAGGGAAAACAAAAACCAAATAGTATTATTGCAGATGGAACAGAATGGAATGTAGTTACAAAAGGTTTCCATATGGATTCAGGTGCAACAGTTGTTACTATTGCAAATGCTTATACAACAAGTGGTCAAACAGCCTTTGAGGTTGGTACAGGAAGTTTCAATGTTGAACCAGAGGATAATACAAATCCTTACTATTACCTATATTCAAGAAAATTCACATTGTTATTTGAAGGTGGTTTTGATGGTTGGGATGTTTATTCTGAAAAAAGAACAAATGGTGATTCTTATCAAATTGGTGGAACAGACTATATGAGGGGAGCATTATCTATTCCTGGCAAATATGCTGCGGCAACTGGTCAAGGAACATTTAAGGAAATAACAGAAGGTGATGGTACTGTTGATTTTGCAACAACAGATTATTATGCATATTACAAAGGGATTTTAACATTCCAAAATCCAGAATCAACAAACATAAATGTTTTTGTTACCCCAGGTATTGATTATGTGAATAATAGCAATCTTGTTGAAAATGCCATTGATATGATTGAATCAGATAGAGCAGACTCCATTTATATTGTTACAACACCTGATGCAAATCTTTTAACAACAAATGTGAATGATGTTATTTACCCCCAAGAATCCATTGTATCATTGGAGGAAACAAACATTGATTCAAATTATACAGCAACATATTATCCTTGGATTTTGGTTAGAGACCAAGTGAATAACACACAAGTGTATATTCCACCAACAGCAGAAGTTTGTAGAAACTTGGCATTAACTGATAATGTGGCATTCCCTTGGTTTGCATCAGCAGGTTATAATAGGGGATTAGTTAATTCAGTTAAAGCAAGATTAAAGTTAACACAAGATGATAGAGATACTTTATACCAAGGAAGAATAAATCCAATTGCAACATTCTCTGATGTGAATACTGTGATTTGGGGAAATAAAACTTTGCAAGTTAGAGAATCAGCATTAAATAGAATTAATGTTCGTAGGTTGTTATTGCAAGCGCGTAAATTAATCTCTGCTGTGGCTGTGAGGCTTCTTTTTGAACAAAATGACCAGATAGTACGCCAACAGTTTTTGGATACGGTAAATCCAATCTTAGATGGTATTAGAAGGGATCGTGGTTTAACTGATTTCCGTGTTACAGTTTCAAATGACCCAGAGGATATTGATAGAAATACAATGAGTGGTAAAATCTACATCAAGCCAACTCGCTCACTAGAATTTATCTCACTTGAATTCGTGATTACACCTACTGGTGCTTCATTTGAAGATGTATAATGATATAATTTTACAACAAAACCCCCACTTCTGCTTTGAGGTGGGGGTTTTCTTTTTTTGGATTTTTAAATATATATATATTAAAATACTTACAATTATGAATTTAAGAAATATTATATCAAAAAATATAAATGAATATTTGTTTGAAGCACAAAAAATTAAAACTAATATAAATGATAATTTTTGGAAATGGTTTGGGGATAGTAAAATTACTGAAAATGGAGAACCAATTCTTGTTTACCACCAAAATGTTTCTGGGGATAATAATTTTAATGAGTTTATTCCTCAGAGTTTTGGCACCTTTGGTCAGAATTCAATGTTTTATTTTGCAAAAGATAAAAATTGGGTTAAAAACTTTGTGAAAACTTTTAACAATTCAAACAAAGAAAAACCAAGAGTTTTTTATTTATCAATACAAAATCCATTAAACTTACAAAATATGTTGTTAACACCAAAAGAATGGATTTCATTTTTAGAAAATAAAAACCTATTAACTAATACAATTAAAGATTCACTAAATAATATACCTAACTGGGCATATGGTGGGCTTAACAAAATACCTTCGTGGAAAATATATAGGTATGATTTTGGTGAA